CAGTTCATCGATAATTTCTTGTTTTTGGGCTTGAGTGAGTGACATGTGGATTCTCCTTAAACGATGCGGTCTTCGAGTTGATTGAACATGAATTCATTGTACAGCGGAATTCACACATTTTTACTAATCCACGATAAAAGTTTTTAATCGCGGTGATAAAGAGAATTTATCGGGGAAGATGAACACCGCTTGGATCGTCCTTGGATGCGCTGAGATGCTTGGGAATATCAACATATTCGCCTAGATCGTATCGTGCGACCACGAGGATTCTGAGCGTTTCACCTGGTGATACGAAAGTCTGTGTCTTTCACATCGCGAAACGCCTCGATCCCGGAAAAAATCCGCTTCTCGGACTTAGTGACCGCGTAGTCATTAACGTAAATGTCGGGGAAATATCCATCCGATTTCCGTTTCACCATGTGGTATTCATGCGGCACTAGATGTACTATCTAGAACAACACTATACAAATCAACAACTTGCATCACTCTCGTCGATCGGATCATAGATCGACCTAGAAAATTAGGTACCATCTGGTCGGATCGACGTAACCCACTAGCCTCTCGTTTCCTCGTCTTTAAAACATCGGCTAAAGGTCGGCGTCGTCGTCGTCGTCTGTCCATTCTTCTTTGACCCCCTTCAGATTCCCACGAGGCCTCCTTATGTCCCTAGAATCCGCAACGTACATTAACCAGCTGGTGGAGACCAACCCGGCTGCTTCAGATGCCATCAGCACCGCCGATGACCACCTCCGTCTCATCAAGGCTGCCATCAAGGCCACCTTCCCCAACATCACTGGTCCAGTCACCCAGTCCCAGGCCGGCCTGAATACCCCCTTTCCACCTGGTGGTATCATCATGTGGTCCGGTGCCCAGAGTGCCATCCCAGCCGGGTGGTTCCTGTGTAATGGTGCTAACGGGACCCCTGACCTCCGTGGTCGATTCGTAGTTGGTGCTGGTGGTTCCTATGGAGTGGGTAACACTGGTGGCTCAGCTACTAAGACACTCTCGGCCTCCAATATCCCAAGCCACAGCCACAGCGCTTCGTCTACCTCGACGTTCTATGGTAATCCAATTGGGTCCCATAGCCACTCTGTGTCTGACCCAGGTCACGCACATACGCATGTGGTGTCAAATGGTCAGGCAAGTTACAGTGCCAGCCAGTCTGTTGGTACCATTAACGGTGGTAATGCAGCTAGTACATCCACATCTACCACAGGCATCTCCATCGGTAGCACTTCCATTGGTGCACCTACAGGTACTGTGTCCACAAGCACATCTATTGGTGCTACAGGTTCTGGTGATGCATTTGACGTCATGAACCCGTACTATGCGTTGTGTTACATCATGAAAGGTTGATATGGCACTTGAGACTGCAACCTATATTAGCCAGCTTAATGCCAGCAACCCACTATCTACTGATACGATTGCGCAGGCTGATGACCACATCCGGTTGATCAAAGCGGCCATTAAGGCTACTTTCCCGAACCTCAATAGTCCAGTCACCAAGACCCCTGAAGAGATCAACAATCCTATCCCAAGTGGCCTGATTGCCCTGTGGTCTGGCTCGGTGGTCCCTGCAGGTTGGGCCCTATGTGATGGCTCAGCGGGGACCCCAGATCTCCGGGGCAGGTTTGTCATCGGTACCTCAGACTCTTATACCCTAGGGTCCACTGGAGGTTCGGCCACTACCAGTGCTGGTGGTGTTCACTCCCACACCTCTTCTTCAGCTGGGTCCCATAATCACGGTGGGGTCACCGGTGGCACGGCGCTTACCTATAGCCAGATCCCACCCCACACTCACACACTCCAAAGCGGTAGTGCTCTGGAGTCTGGTGGTGAGTTCTCCACTACGACTGGCACTGGTACAGCCACAGGCACGGCCGAGGCCCACACTCATTCAATCTCGAGTTCTGGTTCTCACAGCCACGTCATCAGTGACTCAGACACACATACCCATACTGTCACGCCTCCATATTATGCGTTGGCGTACATCATCAAGGTTTGATGTGCAAACCTATTTGAAGACCTAAGGACTGACTATGCCGAACCTCATTATAAGGGACCTTGGGGCAGTCGGGGTGGTAACTGATGCCAACCCCTATGATCTGCCTAGCAATGCCTTTTCGAACTGCAACAATGTGATCTTTGATGAGGGTCGGGTTCAGCGTTCTCCTGTCTTCAAGCAGTTGTACCCAGCTGCTCGATCCTCTCTGACTTTCGCTGCTGCCTCAGGCACCTTTGCCGACAACAGCAATACTTTTGAGAACGCCCAGGGTGGCGCTGTCGACTCTGTCCGCTTCGTAGGATCCTATGCTGATCCGAGTGCAGGTGAAGTGGTTTTTGTTTGTGACAACGACAGCACGATCCGGGCTTATCCTAACGGTACCCTTGTATTCCAAACACCCACCACTGGTGTGGTGACCAATGAGGAACCTTGGACACACTCCCAGGTAGCTGGGTTGTCTATCCTGGCACGCAAGGGAATGCATCCCTATGCTCGTAACCTGTCCAGTGGCACGGTCTACTCCACAACCTTTGGCGACTGGGGAACCAATGACACCGCTGCGGTTGTCCGTTCCTACCTCGACTTCATCATCACCCTGAACATCACCAAGAGCACCACTGAGTACCCTACGATGGTCAAGTGGTGTGATCCTGTCCAGTATGGTCAGAGCCTGAGTACCCTCAAGTGGGACCCAGCCGATACGACCTCCAGTGCTGGTGAGAACATCATCGCTGAGCTGAAGACCGGTATCCGTGATGGCTTGGTCCTTGGCAACAGCTTTGTGATCTACGCTCAGGACCAGGTGTGGCTGATGGAATTCACAGGCTCTTCAGCCGTGTTCAACTTCCGTCGCCTGTTCCCATCAGGTGGTGTCATCAACACGAACTGTGTGGTTGAGGTTGAAGGCAAGCATTTTGTCTTTGGTGAGGATGACATCTACCTCCACGATGGTGTGAACCGTAAGTCCATTGCTGACAAGCGGGTACGCCGTAAGGTATTCCAGGCTCTGGACCGAACCCGCCGCAAGCGGTTCTTCGTGACCCATGATTCTGTCTCTAACCTGATCTACTTCAACTATGCGACAGTGGCTGACGAAGCCAACTTCCGTGGTACGTCCTTCTGCAACCGCTCGGCAATCTACAACTACCGTGAGGACACTTGGTCCTTCATGGATTTGCCTAACGTAGCCGGTGGAGCTGAGGCCAACATCACGTTGTCAACCAACCAGTACGATCAGGATCTGGGCAGCTATAGCAGCTACAACACAGGCTACACGTCCTTTGAGACGACCACGCCGAAGCTGCCGATCATGCTTGGTGTGACCGACACAGGGAACTCCCTGACAGAATCTCGTGTGTATGCCTTGGACCTGCCCACTATCGGTGTGGTCAACCTACCAGCTCACGTAGAGACTCTTAAAGAAGCCTTCGTTGAACGCATTGGCATTGACCTGGACGAGTCTGGTTCACCCTTGCGTCAGTACAAGATGATCAAGTCGATCGTCCCGCAGGCTGAGTTCGCTACGTCAGATCAGACCTTGTCCTTCAAGGTTGGTTCTTCAGATCTCCCTGGTGCTGACACTGTCTGGCGTACCACGTATGAGTACAAGCCAAGTGAGCAGTACAAGATCGACACCAATGCCGCTGGCCGGTATTTGGCCTATCGTCTGTCTATGAATGACGTGGTCAACTTCAAATTCTCTGGTTTCGACGTGGAAGTTCAACCTCTCAGTCGGAGATAACCATGGCACTTGAAGCCCAACTTGAACCTTATATCCGGTCCCCACAGCCTTCTCTACCCGAGAGCCAATCGCAGTACCTCCAGCAAGAACTAAGAAAGCTGGAGCGTATTGTCCAGGCTCTCCTACAGGCTATCAAGGAACTGGACCAACGAACCGCTCCATAAGATGAATTTGGAAGAACACCGATATTTGGTGGCAAAGGCCCTTGCCCCGCTTCAGTTACCTGGGCCTGCCGTGGAGTGGCTCCTCGATATGTGGGATGCTTTCCAAGGCTTGGATGACTGGCGAGACAAGACCGAACGGCCAGATAGTGAGATTGAGCATGTCATTCACACTGTCTTGTGCAAGTTGCCTGCCAACTCGTTCTTCCAGGTCCATGCTTTGAGGCTCCTACCCATACTCAGCAATGTTGTCTTGCGGTGGTGTGGAGCAAACCAAATTGAAGACAACGAACTAGAAGAGCACTACCCTAAGTCATACATGTGGCGTGCTGGCTATTACGATCTCGTGCTTGAAGTAGTGCATTGTGCACATGGCTTTGATGCTGCTCGTAGAGCCTCTCCATTTGTCGCGTCTCTCTATGCAGAGACCTTAGAAGATTACAAAAAGGAATTTCAACATGCCTGACATTTCAACTGGCGTCATGGCCGGTAGTGCGTTGCTAGGTGGCATGGGTGGTGGTGAAGCTCAGCAGCAGACCCAGTCGTCCACTTCTGCACCTTGGGAGCCTCAACAGGACTATCTCAAGTATGGCTTCAGCTCTGCCAAGGACGCTTTGGGCAATGCCCTGAACATGGGCACCTATGGTGGTCCACGTGTGGCCGGTCTGAATCCATTCCAGACTCAGGGTGCCAATACGGTTGCTGGCTACACTGATGCCTATGGCAACAACCTCGCCAACCTCACTGGTGCTGCTTCGCAGAACATGCTGCAGGCTGGCCAGGGCTTTGGCACGAACGCTCAGAACCTCTTCAACCAGTACTCCAATGGCGATGCCACACAGGCTATCCTGAGCGCTGCTGGTCAATATGCTAACAATCCCTATGTGGATGGTTTGATCGATGCATCTGGCCGTGACGTGACTCGTCAGCTGGGTGAGCAGGTCTTGCCTGGCATCGCCCGTTCTGCAACTGGCACTGGCAACACAAACAGCACTCGAACAGGTGTGGAATCAGCTATCGCTCAGCGTGGCGCTGCGGACCGCTTGACCGATCTGTCGTCCAACATTCGTAGTCAGTTCTTCAACACTGGCCTGGGCATGGCTCAGAACCAGTACAACCAGAACTTGGCGAACTCTCTGAATGCAAACAACCAGCTGTTGAGCGCCTACAGTGGTGGTCTCGCTGGTGCTGGTACGTCTCAGAATCTTGCAGCTGGCAATTTCGATGCCATGAACGCTGCTGGTGGTCTCTATCAGACTCAGGATCAGAATTAGATCAACGCCAATATGGCAGCATTCAACGAAGCACAACAGAATCCTCTGGATCTCATTGCCAAGTATCAGTCACTCGTAAATGGCAACTATGGTGGAACGTCTACTGGCACCACATCGTCAGGTGGTGGGGCTGGTGGCGCTGTATCTGGCGCTCTTGGTGGTGGTCTCGCTGCACTTGGTACGATGGGCAAACTCAAAGGTACTGGCATTCTTGGCCTATAAGGACTAACTATGGATTACGGTATTCTTTTTCAGGGCAACACAAGCCCATTTGGTTTGAAGCCTGGTGCATCCGTAGACGGCCTTGATGTAGGACCTAATACTGGCGCTCAGTATCTTCAGACGCCTGCCTTAAGTGGTGGTGCAGCTGGTGCTGCTCCTGCTCCTAAGGGAATCTTGGAGCAGCTTCAGGCAAACCCAGACCTCAATGATGCTTTGATCCAAGCTGGTGCAGGTCTTCTGTCTTCAGGCAACCTGCGTCAGGGCTTGGCACAAGGCTTTGCTGGCTTCAACAAGGGCTTAGATGATGCTGCACAGCGTCGCATTGCTACTCGCAAGCTGTCCCTCGAGGAGCTGAAGGCTAACAAGCCATCAGTCACTCCTGCTGGCGTCCCTGGTCATGTCCTCTTGACGTACCCTGATGGTCGCACAGAGACAGTGGTCAATGACGCAGCCGTGCAGGCTTATGAAGCTCAACAGAAGCGTGTGGATGACCGTCAGCAGGCTCAGTTGGATTCACGTGAGCGCACTGCTCAGATGCAAATCGATGCTCAGAACCGTCGCCTTGATGCAACCATCGCCAACCAGAACAGCATGCTCGATAAGCGCTTGCAAGGTGGTGGTCGTTTGAATCCGACGCTGCAGAAGTCTGAAGATACCGACATTGAGGCTATCCAAGGTGCCCAAGGTATTATCGCTGCAACCACTCCTCTGATCGCAAACTTAGAGGATGGCTCACTGAAGCTTGGTGCCCTACGGAACGCATGGAACAGCTCGAAGAACTTCTTTGGCAAGTCCACGCCCGAGAGTGATAAGTACGCAGAGCTTCAACGTGAAGTTACTCGTATCACGAACGAGGCTTTGCGTCTCAACAAGGGTGTGCAGACTGAAGGTGATGCTGAACGCGCGTCGAAAGAGCTGCAAGCCAGCTTTGCAAAGAACGACTCCACGATTATGGCGAAAGCCCTACGTGATCTGCAAGAGATCAACCGTCGTGCTGCCACTAACAAAGCCAAGCTCGTTGATCAGCGACGCACATCGCAAGGTGTCACACCACTGTATGGTGGTCAGAGTCCTGTGGATGCTGGTGCTCCTGCTGCTGCTAATCCAAATGATCCATTAGGTCTAAGAAAATAAGGAGGATATATGGCAACGATTGCTGAAATCCGTCAGCAGTATCCTCAATACAATGACCTAAGTGATCAGCAGCTGGCTGATTCGTTCCACGATAAGTTCTACAAGGACATTCCTAAGACTGACTTCTACAAGCAGCTTGGGGTGGCCTTGGATGCTCCTAAAGCAGAACCAAAGGCAGAACCAAAGGCTGCTCCTAAAGTAGCCCAGAAGGAAGATAACTCGGCCCTCGGATACCTCAAGAAAGGTGCCATCGCTGTTGATGATGCCGTCCGTGGTGCTGCTGACACATTGACCTTTGGATTTGCCGATGAAATCTCAGCTGGCCTGAACACACCTCTCATCTATGGTTACAAAAAGCTGACTGGTCAGGACGCAAATCTTGGCCAGATCTACGATGAGCAGGTGAATGCCCAACGTGAGCGTGATGCCGAAGGTGGTGCTGCCCGAACAGTAGGCCAAGTGGCTGGTGCATTGGTTCCTGCTAGACGTATTGCCGGCATGGCTGAAGGCGCTCTCAAGTTAGCCAAGGTGGCACCAACTGCTACTAAGACAGCGGCTGCTACTGGTGCCATTCAAGGTGGTCTTTACGGTGTGGGTGCTGCTGATGGCGACGCAACTGATCGTGCCATTGGTGGAGTGCTTGGTGCAACTACAGGTGGCGTCCTTGGTGGTGTTGGTGGCAAGGTCTTCGACAAAGCCACTGACATGGTGCCCTCTTTGCGTGCTGACAAGCTCGCTCAGAAGCCCTACGCCCAGATTGACGCTGAGCTCACTCGAGATTTGGCTGCAATCCGCAACAACGCTACCTCTGGTGGTGACCTAATCGTCAAGCAGCGGAATGCCTTAGGCAACAGCTACATCGACAGCGTCAAAGCAGACCTCAAGCAGGCTGGTATCAAGCTCACGCCTGAGCTGAATAATGCGATCAAGCAACGCACGATCATCACTCAAGAAGGCCTGGATGCCCTCCGTGGCACTCCTGGCGGTGATGCAGTGGCTGATACCATCACGAAGTACCAACGACTAATGGAAATCACGAAGCCTGAGGCTGCTTCTGGCAGCGTAAGCAAGGTCGTGCGTGGTGTGGTGGACTGGTCTCCACTACCAAAGCCTGTCAATCAGGCCATTCAGTCTGTTTTGGGCTCCAGAGTGACCGCTGAGCAGAAGATGGCGGACCTGTTGAAGGGTTCCAACGTCAAAGCTAGTGACATTCTTCTTGAGAAGCTAGGCCCATCAGCTGCAACACAGTCCGGTGAGAAGCTTTCAGCGCTTGCCCAAGCCAATATGGCAAACTTGGCGCAGAATGCTGCCACGAAGGTCTCTGGCAAGGCTCCTCCAAACCCTAACCAGCTCATCTCTGAGCTTCAGGGCAAGGATCCTACCTACCTCTTAGGCCTTGGGAACCCCTTGGGAGCCCCACGCAACGCCACTGAGATGGCTGAGTTCTCAGCAGTGATGAAGGCTCAGATGCAGAAACGTGCTGACGAGGCCGCTCAGAAGCTCGCTGAGCAAACGGCAGCCAAAGGGGCTAGTAAGGCATCACAGGAGCTTGCTACGCGCAACCAGGTGCTCCAGGAGACGCGTATGCCACTAGGTGGTGCGTTCCAAGAGCTGCTTCCTGGCGGCAAGGCTGGCACCAACATGTCATCTGAAGAGGCGATCCAAGCTTTGCGCTTGCTGTCTCGTAAAGGTGGTGCGGTTGGCGATGGTGCGAAGCAGATCCTGAAGTCACCTCGTGAACTTTTGAACGATGATGTCTTCTATGGCGTGCAGAACGCGCTGAGGAAGCTCCAAGAGAATGGTGTGGTAGGCGGTTCGCCTGCTGTCAAGAACCCTGAGAAGTACATGGCTGGCGCTGTTGCCAACGCTATCAAAGAAGCCCTCGCTAAAGAGGCAAAATAAGGAGAGATCGTGAAACCCATTGAACTTATTCGTCAGTGGGCCGATCTGAAGCAAGTCATTAACGACCCTGCATTCTCGCAAGAAGAAAAAGAAGCAATGGCTCAGGAAGTGCTCGCAAGCCTTCCTGCGGCTGTGCTTTGTTCGTCCGCACAGAAGACACGAATTGCGATTGCTGGAGCTTTGGAGAAGCTATATGGGGGCACCCAAACAACCAAGACAAAAGTCCAAGCCGAAGTCCGGCCCGGAAAGCGGGAAGGATCAGAAGAAGGCTCGGTACGGGGCGTCGAACCCCTTCAGCAACATCAGCCCGGAAACCCGGAGACGCTGGATCCTGAAGGCAAAACTAAACGGCCTCGGAAGACCAGTCGGACAGCCTGACGGTTGGCGCAAAGAAGATTGGGAAATCGAGAAGGCCAAGATCAAGGCTGAAACAAAAGAGATTGTGAAAATCATGACTGAAAAACTGAAAATTGAGGATCAGTATGCGGTAGAGGCCTTGGAGACAGCTGTTGAGATCATGCGTTCTCCATTGACTGCTCGTGACCGCCTTGGTGCAGCGAAGCTGGTATTGGACTTTACCAAAGAGAAGCCTAGCACCAAGCAGGAAGTTACCGTGCAGCGCGCCGAGGACTTCTTGGCTGCCATTTTGAAGGAAGAGAATGGACCCGAAACTTCTTGAGGTGCGTAAGCGTCTCTACGAAGATTTCCGGTTCTACGCCAAGCACTCTCTGAAGATCCGTACCAAGCAAGGCGAGGTTAAACCCTTCGTCTTGAATGAAGCCCAGGATCGCCTGCTCGAAGCTATCGAGAACCAAATGGCGACTGAAGGCAAGGTGCGCATCGTCATCTTGAAGGCTCGTCAGATGGGGCTGTCCACCCTCGTAGGTGGCTGGCTCTATTGGTGGATCAGTCAGCACAAGGCGCAAAAGGGACTCGTGGTCACCCACCATGGAGACTCCACACGCGCTCTGTTCGACATGACCAAGCGCTACTACGAGAACACACCTGAGTGGTTGAAGCCAAGCAAGAACTATTCGTCACGCCGTGAATTGGCGTTCGACAAGCTCGATAGCTCGTACATGGTGGCGACTGCTGGTGGTGATGGTATTGCTCGTGGTGAGACGATCACCCAATCACATCTGTCTGAGGTGGCCTTCTGGCCTAATGCGACTGCAGCTGACAACTTCAACGGTATCACCCAAGCTATTCCCAACTCCAAGGGCACAGCCATCTTCGTTGAATCAACGGCCAATGGTGTGTCTGGTGTCTTCTATGACCTGTGGCGTGGTGCGGTAGAGGGCACAAACGGTTTCATCCCTGTGTTCCTGCCTTGGTACATCCAGCCTGAATACCGTGAGCCTGTTCCTGAGGGATTCCAACGAACCCCTGACGAAGAGGACCTGGTCGAGAAGTACGGCTTGGATGATGAGCAGCTTATGTTCCGTCGTCGCAAGATCGCTCAGAAC